AAGACGAATACTGGGGCCAGGGCGGGACTTACCTGCTTGACCCCAAAACCGGCAAGCGGAAGCTCATTGAGCGGACAGAGCCGGCCCAACCCCTCAACCCCGAACCTGAGGAATTGAGCAATGGCGCTTCTGAGCCGCAAACGCCTGATCCTGGCGAAGACTGAGTCCACCTACGGCACCGACAGCGTTCCCGCCGGCACCGACGCTGTTCTGGTGCGGTCGCTTGAGGTGACGCCGCTGGAGTCGGATTCTGTCACCCGCGATCTGATCCGCCCGTACTACGGCAACAGCGAAGTTCTGCTGGCCAACACTCGGGTGCGTTGCAGCTTCGAGGTGGAGCTGGCTGGCTCTGGCACTGCTGGCACCGCTCCGAAGTACGACGCGCTGCTGAAGGCCTGCGCCATGTCGGCCACCATCGTCGCCAGCACCTCGGTGACCTATGCGCCGGTGTCGGCTTCGTTCAGCTCGGTCACCATCGTCTACAACCTCGACGGCGTGCAGCACAAACTGACCGGCGCTCGTGGCACTGTGTCGATGAACTGCCAGCTCGGCCAGATCCCCGTGCTGCAGTTTGAGATGACCGGCATCTACAACGCGCCGACCGATACCGCTGCGCCTGCCGTCACCTACAGCAACCAGGCCACCCCGCTGATCTTCAAGGAAGGCAACACCTCGGCGTTCCAGTTCTTCTCTTACGCCGGCTGCCTGAGCTCGGTGAGCTTCAACCTGGCGAATGAAATCGTCTATCGCGAGCTGATCGGTTGCACCAAGCAGGTGCTCATCACCGACCGCAAGCCTGCTGGCGACGTGGTGATCGAGGCTCCGACCATCGCCACCAAGGACTACTTCACCGCCGCGCTTGGCAGCACCACCGGCAACCTGACCTTCCTGCATGGCACCACTGCCGGCAACCGGGTAACCTTCACCGCAGGCCAAACTGACATCGGTCAGCCGACCTACGGCGACCAGGATGGCATCGCCACCCTGAACCTGCCCTACGTGGCTCTGCCCACCTCGGCCGGCAACGATGAGTTCAGCCTGGCTTTCACCTAAGGAGCCCTGAATGTTCGTTCTCTCGCAGAGCGAGTCCTACACCTGGCCGGTCACCGTCGAGTTCCCTGTCGATGGTGGCCGGTTCGACAAACAGACGTTCGACGCCGAGTTCAAGCGGCTGCCGCAGGCGCGCATCCGCGAGATCTGGGATCAGATTCAGAGCGGCGACCTGACCGACGATGAGCTCTGCGACCAGGTGCTGGTCGGTTGGAGCGGCATCCAGGACGGCAAAGGAACCGACGTGCCCTACAGCGAAAAGGCCAAGGCCGATCTGCTGAATGTGCCGCTGGTGGCTGCTGCACTGGTGAGCAGCTGGCTGGATTCGCTGAGCAAGGGCAAGCGAAAAAACTGACCGAGGCCGCCGAGTATTGGGCGGCCGGGGGCAAGGACAACGGCAAACAGCTCGATGACGACGCCGACGCGTTCGGTGTCGTTTTTGAGGATCAGGCTGCGCCGGAGCGTTTTGAGGTGTGGCCGGAGAACTGGGACGCGATCGAGATGTGGTGCCGGGTGCAGACGCAATGGCGGACCAGCGCAGGCGGGGCGATCGGCCTCGATTACTCGGCGCTGGCCTGGCTCTTTAAGATGTACTCAGTGGACGACCCGCGCGCGCTCCTGGAGGACCTGCAGGTGATGGAAGGCGCGGCGCTGGCGGCAATGAATCGAGAGGGCTGAGCCATGGCGATGACCCTCGACACGGCGATCAAGTTCACAGCCAAGCTGGAAGGGCAGGGACTTGATCAGCTGAAACGCAACCTGCAGGGGTTGGTTCAGCAGAGCAACGTCAGCAAGCGATCGCTCGATCAGCTCTACACCGCCACGCAACGGCTCGGCTCATCGTCCAACAACACGATCGCCGGCCTGCAGAAAACCGTTGGCGCATTGCGGGCGCTGCGCGACCAGGCCGAGTTCGGCAGCCGGTCGTTCAAGATGCTCACCCGCGACATCGAGGCGGGCGAGGCGCGGCTGCGCAAGTTTCAGAGCGCTGCGGCAGCCAATGGCGGCCTGACGCGCGGCGGTGCGCTCCTGGCCGGCTTTGCCGGCGGCGTGGCTGGCTCGCTCACCACCATGGCCACCAGCGGGGCGATGGATGCGGTGCGCGGCACCGTGCAGGTGGGACTACAGGCCGAGAGCGCGCGCGTGCGGCTCAAGGCGCTCACCGATCAGTTCGGCGAATACAACCAGGCGCAGGCGGCATCGGCACGGATCGCGCAGACGCTGCGCATCAGCCAGACCGAGGCTGAGAATGCGTTTTCCAAGCTCTACGCGGCGCTGCGCCCCACCGGCGTGACGCTGAAGGAGGTGGAGGACGCCTACATCGGGTTCTCGGCTGCTGCGCGCGCCAGTGGCGCTACGGCGGAGGAGACCAGCAACGCGCTGGTGCAGCTGAAGCAGGCGCTGGGCGCTGGCGTGCTGCAGGGTGATGAACTGCGCTCGATCCGCGAGCAAGCGCCGGCGGTGGGGCAGGCGATCGCCAAGGAGCTGGGCGTGAGCATCGGCGAGCTGAAAAAGCTCGGCGAGGAGGGCAAGATCACCACCGACGTGGTGCTGCGCGCCCTGGCGCGGCTCAAGGGCGAGAAGCTCGATGAGCTCAACGCGCAGTTCGACACCGGAGCGCAGGCGCTGAAGGATCTGCAAAACGCGGCTGAAGGCGTCGGCAAATCGCTGAGCCGGATCTTTGGACCGACGGCGCTGGCGACCGTGAAGGCCTTTGCGTTTGGTCTGCGCGACGTGGCCAACGTGCTCAACGCCTTAAGCGGCGACAAGGGCGCGGAAGCGATCATCCAGGACCGCGTTCGCGCACGTGATCAGGCCTCGGCGGAGGCCGGCAGCCGGTTTGGGCTGTTCGACCTGGGCGGCAAGCAGTCTTTCTTCCAGCAGCGGCAGGAGCAACTGTTCCAGCAGTTCCAGCGCGAGCGCGCTGCAAGTGGCGCAACGGATCGCCCCAACGCAGCGCAAACGGCGGCGCAACGGGCAGCCGAGCTGGAACGGCAGCAGGCGCGTGCGCGGGCTGGCCTGGCCGAGGAGCTGAAGATCCGCGAAGCCACCGAGCTGAAGCTGCGTGATTTTCGCGAGCAGACAATCCAGCGCGCTGCCGAGCTCGAGCGCGATCTGGGCGACCAGCGCCTGCAGCTGGAACGCAACACGTCAGAAGCACGCCGGCGGATTGCAGCTCAGGAGGCTGACTTCCAGACCGAGCGCGAGCGGTTGCGGCTACGCGCCAACGGGCTCAGCACCGACGCGTTGGATCTGCAGCAGCGGCTGAACGACGCCACCCGGCGTTTCACCGAGCAGAAAATCCAGATCGAGCAGAACGCCACCGACAAAAAGGTGCAGCTCGAGCGCACGATCGAGGACTACAAGCTGAACGTGGCGCGTGGCATCAGCGAGATCCTGCAGGATGCCGCCGACAAGATGGCGCAGAAGATGGTGGGCGGCGCTAAGCAGGCCGCCAGCGAGCTGGGCGGTGGATCGGATGCAGCGGGCTTTGTGCCGGGCGGATCGTTGGGCGTGGGCAAACTGGTTGGGCTGGCGCGTCAGGCGGGCTTCAAGGGGCAGGACGCGGCCACTATGGCGGCGATCGCCATGGCCGAGTCCAGAGGCCGCACCGGCGCGCTGAACAACAACCCGCGCACGGGCGACCTGTCCTACGGCTTGTGGCAGATCAACATGCTGGGCGGCATGGGACCGCAGCGCCGGCGTGCGTTCGGCATCAACAGCAATGAAGCGCTGTTTGACCCGGCAACCAACGCCAACGCCGCGCGTCGGGTGTTCCAAAGCCAGGGTTTTGGCGCGTGGTCGGTGTACCGCTCCGGCGCTTACAAGAATTACCTGCCGGCTGCTATGGCTGCCGGTGCCGGTGCCGGTGCCGGTGCCGGTGCCGGTGCCGGTGGCGGCGCTGCTGCTGCCAGCGCGATTCCAGGCTTGCCTGGCGTGGCGGCTGCAGGGCAACGACTGAGTGCGGCGATCGCCGCCAACCGCGGGGCTGGGACGACTGCAGCCCTGGGCGATCTGATTGCATCCCGTCAGTCCGAGCTCGGCAACGTCACCAGCGAGCTCGACAGCCAGAAACGCTCGGTGAGCGACCAGCTGCGCGACTACCAGCGGATCGTGGAGCTGCAGCGTTCCGGCCTGAGCCCTGAACTGGCCAAGCAGCGCGTGGATGCAGAGAACGCTGCGATGGCGGAGACGGCCAAACTGACCACGCTGCGCGCGCAGCTGGTGGAGGATCGCCAGATCACCGGCCTGAGCGATCAGCAGAAGGCGGCGCTCGACGGCATGATCTCCAGCATCGATCAGCGCGTGGCCAAGCAAGGCGAGGTGGTGGCCGGGCTGACCGCCGAGCAGCAACAGCTCGAGCAGCTGCAGACGGCCTATGAGCAGAAAAAGCAGGTGGTCGAAGGCATCGCCAACTCGATTGGCAACGGCATCGGCGGCGCGATCGATCTGCTGATTGAAGGCACCGACAACTGGGGGCAGAGCCTGCAGCAAATTGCGGCTGGTGTACTAAAAGACATCGCGCGCCAGCTTGCGCAGACCTTGGTGGTCGCGCCGATCGTGAAGGGCATCACCAGCGCGTTTGGCTTTGCCGATGGCGGCATCATGACCGCCGACGGTCCGCTGCCGCTGCGCAAGTACGCCGGCGGTGGGATCGCATCCAGCCCGCAGCTGGCGATGTTTGGCGAGGGCTCGATGCCTGAGGCCTTTGTGCCCCTGCCTGACGGCCGGCGCATCCCGGTGGCAATGCAGGGCGGCGCAGGCGGCAATCCGGTGATCAACGTGAGCGTGGACGCCAAGGGCACCAGCGTGCAGGGCGACGGCGGCAGAGGCGAGCAGCTGGCGCGTGTGGTTGCCCAGGCGGTGCAGGCAGAATTGATCAAGCAGAAGCGCCCTGGCGGCTTGATCGCGGCTTAATCGATGGCGACCTTCACCTACACCCCCAGTTTTGAGGCAACCGAGAGCAGCAAGCCTCGGGTGCGCAAGTTTCAAGCCGGCGACGGCTATGAGCAGCGCGTGCGCTTTGGGCTTAACACCGATCCGAAGGAATGGAGTTTGGTGTTCTCCAACCGCGACGACACTGAGCGCGATCAGATCACTGCGTTT